TCGCAACCGAGGAAAAAAATAAAGGAGGCTGTATGAAAATCACAGCTGAGGATTTGAAGCGCGATAATCCTGACGTATATGCACAGGTAGTCGCAGACGGTGAAAAGGCTGGCATCGCAAAAGAGCAGGCCCGTGTTAGCCGTCTTTTGGCTTTGGGGGAAAAATCCGGCGCAGGCGAATTTGCCCTTGCTTGCATCAAAGACGGGTCTGACCCATCGAACGAAAAGGTCATTGACACCTTTATGGAAAAGGGCGCAGCCGCAAAGGCTTTGCAGGCACAGAAGGAAGACGGGGACGTTCCAAACGTCAATCCGCCAAAGAACGAAAAGAACGCGGACATGAATGCAGTCATGGCAGCATTTGACCGCGAGGTAGGAGCAGACAAATGGGAAAAATAAACGGAGTTTTTGAAAGCGAAAATCACGCTATCGGTTCCCTGCTTTTTGGCAATAATGAATTTAGAACGGAAACTCTCACTGTTGCAGCAAACAGCAGCATCGGCGATGGTACAGTCCTTACAAGGGACAGCGACACAGGCAAGCTCGTTGCCGCATCAACCGCAACAGGTGCACTTTTCATTCTTTGCAATGAAGTGAATACACCTTTCACGGCTGCCGGTGATTACCCTGTCCGCGTTGTCATTAGCGGACGCGTTGACCGCCGCAAGGTAAATCTTGCAGGCAGTGAGCTTACAGACGCAGACGTTGACGCACTTCGTGCTAACGGAATTCTTGCAATGGATGCCTATTCTGTAAACGAATAGGAAAAATTTTCTAGGAGAAAATTATGGACTTTTTGAAGAAAGTTTTGCGTATGTTCACACAGGGACGCGGTGTTCCTGTTCGTGGCTTTTTGTCTTCATTTTTCCGCACAACAGAGGAAGACTACACTGAAGCGGAATATGTGGAAATTGACGTAGAGCGCAACACCGAAGCTGTTGCACCTACCTTGAGCGATGCACGCACAGGTGCAATTATCGTCAACGAAGAGGTCTGGACTGAAAACAAGTACCGCCCGCCTTATTCAGCAATGAAGGATCCAATCAACCTTCACGAGCTTATGGAACGGCAGCCGGGCGAAAGCGATGACGCCGATTCAGTTGGTACATGGTTCGGCCGTCTTGTGCGCAAGATTACCCGCATCCTTACAAAGTACCACCGCATGTTTGCCCGCAACATTGAGCTTCAGTGTGCCCAGGCTTTGCAGACTGGACACATCCAGCTTACCGATGACAAGAATGGCATTACATACGACCTTGACTACCACCAGAGCGCAAGCCACTTGCCTACAGTTACAACAGACTGGGGTTCGGTCGGCGCAACACCAATAGCAGACATCACCGCTCTTTGTGACGTTATCGCAGAAGACGGCCAGGCAGATCCTGCAATCGCTGTATTTGGTGCAAACGCATGGCAGAACATTCTTGCCGATGCAGACTTCAAGGACATGATTAAACGCGACGGAATGGGACTTGGTGCCCTTAATCCTGGATTGCGCGACAAGGGTGCTAGGTACATGGGCTATGCAGACTTTGGCAGCCACCGTCTCGAACTTTGGGTTTATACAAGCAAGTACAAGACACTTGCCGGAAACACAAAGTATGACTATCTTGACCCTGACAAGGTAATAATTACAACAAGCCTTGAAGACCTCGACCTCCGTGTTGTCTTTGGCGGTGTTCCTACTCTTGGAATGAAGGCACCGTTTACAGACGTTGTTCCGCCTGTTGTTACATACGACGGTTTTATCCGCGTGCACAACCGCGTGTTCGAGGATGAACAGCAGGACACATACACGGCAGAAAGCAAGATGCGTGCCCTTGCCATTCTTGTTTCAATTGACCGCGTAGGCTGCTTGAAAACAAAGCAGTAGGAGGTACTCCATGGCTAAGAAGTACGTTGTTGCCGAGGGTGTAGCCCTTACAGCAAAGGGCATCATATACAAGCCCGGGGAAGAAATTCCCGAAGGCGTTCTTTCCCAGGAGAGCATCCAGAAACTTTCCGCTGCAAAAAAAATTGTAGAAGGAAAGGACGGTGCCCAGCCTGCAAAGGCAGAGCCAAAAAAGGAAGAGGCCAAGAAGGCTGAAAAACCAAAGGCTGAACCAAAGGAAGAAAAATGAATTTGCGTGACCTTGCAAAGCGGGATGCAGTGCACACGATAGAAGGGGAGCAGGCGGGCAATACCTTCTGCACCCTTTCGGACGGTGTGAATACATGGGAAATCCCCATGATACTTTCCGACATCGGCTACGAGCTTGACACGGACGGCAACCGCGTTGCAGGGCGCACATGCTGGGCTACTTACATAGCCGACCGCGTTTACGTGGAGATTAACGGAAGCAAAAAAATTCTGACACCGCGTAAGGGTTGGCGGCTTAGCTGGACGGACATTGACGCACGGCAGCAGGAGATGTTCGTTATATTTGCAGAGCCGGACAAGACGGTTGGATGGACGCGCCTCTTTATGGCGGTACAGCTTAAAGGGGATGCGGCATGAGCGACTTTGAACCGGCATACGATGAACTGCAAAGCTCACCTGATAACATTGAGGTTATCCGCGACCAGATAGCGGCTTTATTGTTTTTGGATTTGCAAAAGCAGTACGAGCTTGCAGTGGATGCGGAAGACCCGAACGCGCAGGACTACAAGGTTGCGGTCTACGTTGAAAACGATGACCCGCTCCAGTACGTTGATGATGAGGTGCCTGAATCCAATCCTTTTCCGTGCGTGAATGTTTCGCTTGATTCTTCCAACGCATCGAACGCGACGGCAGGAGTAAACGTGCAGAAGTTTGCGGCACAGGTGCTTGTTGACTGCTATGCAACAGGGAACACTTCAAGCGATGCCGACTTTGGCACAAAGGCTAGCCTTAAGGCTTGGAAGGTGGCAAGGCTTGTCCGCAGGATTCTAAGGGCAGAGCCAAACACCTACTTAAGGATGCGCGGTGTTGTTGGTGGCATTAGCTGGAAATTCCAGGCAGGCTCACCAAGCCAGAGCCAAAGCGCAATAAATGTAAAGATGGTAAGAATTACGCTTACCGTTGAATATGCCGAGGACGTTGCGATAACAGGTGGCGTTCTTGACTGGAATACAGTTGGATTAATAACCGACGAAAACGGACAGGTTATCGTCGGATAAAAAAACTTCTAACGCTAGAAGTGAAAGGAGATAAAAGATGGGTGTGAGTGCAAGCGCGGTTTCCCGCGTTACAGGCATATCTGTTACGCCTAGGAACTTTAACGTAGGCAATGCTTCAATGCTTCCCCAGAGGCTGGTAATTATTGGCCAGGGAAATGACAGCGTTGCCTATTCTACAGACAAATATGAATGTGATGGAAGCGCGGCAAGCGTTGGCGAGCGTTACGGATTTGGTTCGCCTTTGCATTTGGCCGCCTTGCAGCTTTTCCCTTCTTCTGGAGCGATGGCAACCTTCCCGGTTTCAATTGTTCCGGTAAAAAAAGGAGACAGCGGCTTTGTTGCTTCGAAGGGCTCCATCACTATAACAGGAACCGCAACGGCATCCGCCCCGGTGGTTGTTTCCATCGCAGGGCTTGACGTTCAGATAGCGGTTCTTAAGGAAGCGGCAGCGGCAGACGTTGCAGACCTTATTGCAACCGCCGTGAATGCAGAGCTTAACTCTTGCGTGTCCGCATCCGCGGCAGACGGTGTTGTTACCTTTACGGCAAAGTGGAGCGGCGCAATCGGAAACAGGATTTCCCTTTCTGTGAAGGGAGACGTTGCAGGCTTGACATTTGCAGCGACCGCCTTTGCTGGAGGAATAGGAACTCCGTCTGTTGATGGTGCGCTCGCAACTATTGGTGATGTGGTCTGGG